CTGGAAGACCACCCTCCACGCCGACGATATCCCCTGCGACTGCGACGAGTACGACAACGCCGTGCACTACGCCGACGGCCTGCGCGCCGTGATGGCCAGCCACGTCATCCGCGTCCACGCCGCCGAGATCGCGCTGACGGGCACCTACATGGGCGTGCCGCTGAAGGGCTCCATCGACTTCATCGGCCACGACGGCTTCCTCTACGATCTCAAGACCACCCGCGAGGATGCCACCGTCCACGGCTTCGGCCGCGAGCTGCAGCGCAACCCGGACTTCCGCCTGCAGGCCGCCTGGTACATGCACCTGTGGAAGCTGAACTACGGCGAGAGCCCACGCGGCTTCCGCATCGTCGCCGTCGAGAAGGAGGCCCCCTACGAGGGCGCGGTCTTCGAGCTCGACCAGGAGCTGGTGGCCGACGGCGGCTGCCGCATGCTCGAGGCCATCACCCTCTACCAGAAGTGCGCCGAGTTCGACACCTGGCCGACCTACCAGCCCGAGGTCATCAAGGTCGAGCCCTGGAAGAAGCCCGGCGAGGCTATGCCCCTGTCGTTCACCTAACCTTTCACCCACCCCGAACCATGCACAACCCGCACAACGGCGCCGACAAGGTGCCCCTCAAGACCATCACGAAGTCCGGCATCTACATGCTGAAGCTCTCCAAGCCCAAGGCCGACAAGGTCCGGGTCTGGGACGACGGCACGATGTCGTACCGCCTGTTCCTCATGACCGCCGACGGCCACTGCCTGTCGCAGTCCTACGGCACCAAGTACCCGAAGAGCCTCGCCATGCTCGTCGGCAAGATGTCCGGTACGTTCACCAGCGAGTTCACCGGCCGCACCCCCGAGGATTACGTGGCCTACGTCGAGAAGGCCGCCGGCAAGGTCGTCGAGACGCTCGTCGAGGTCAGCGAGGGCAACCCCCGCCCCGACGGCTCCCCGTCCTACAAGTACAAGCTGACGTGGGCCAAGAAGGGCCAGACGCTCACCCCGCCCGAGGCCTTCTGATCATGGCTCAGATCGTCATGCTCTACGGGTACGCCCGGGCTGGCAAGGACACGCTGGCTGATGGCATTATCCAAGGCGCCAAGAATGAGGTTTGGCGTTGCTCCTTTGCCAAGTCCCTCAAGTTCGCGGTCAACATCGCGGTGCGTGAGTTCATCGACAATGTCGATTATGACGTAGAGGCCGACAAGCTGCAGGACCGCAATCTCCTGGTCGAGTTTGGAAAGGCCGTCCGACGCCGTGACCCCATGGCCTTTGCCAAGCGCCTATGTTATTCGATTGGCAACCCGTCCACCGGAAGGGAACACCACGTCATCACTGACGCTAGGTACTTCAACGAGTATCAGTTCGTTGCAGAGTGGGCCAAGAGTCATGGCTATGCGTTGACCACTGTCTTCGTCTGGCGCGATGGCAATACCTACGCCAACATCGAGGAACGCGATAGCATCGACGAGGTGCTTCGAAACATTGCCTTTGATTATGTCATCGACGGAGCCGCCTATGACGCCGACAACGTTCGCAAGGAGGGCATCGAGCTGGCCAAGACCCTAAACCTATGAGCGACATCCTGTACCACGGCTACGGCGACTCGCCCGCCGACCTCTACGACCTCGCCAAGAAATGGGGCATGTCCCCCGAGCGCCTCAAGTTCCTCAAGTCCTGCCCCCACGAGATCCACCGCAAGTTCCTCACCGACCGCAAGGCGTGGAACCCGGAGGAGAAGCGCATCGCCGCCGCCTGCCGGCTGGCCTATCGCCAGAGCTTCACCGCTTACGAGGCCGCCGAGTACGCCAAGGTGCCCCTGGGCGTCGTGACCGCCTTCCTCGAGCGCGTCGGCGTGACGTGGCCGCCCGGGTGCCGTCGCAAGCTCGCGTGGGGCGGCTCGTCCACCCTCAACGCCCGCCGCATGTACGGCAACCTGCTCGCCGGCGGCCCGATGCCCAAGTCCCCGCGCAAGGACAACCTGTCGAGCGCCGATATCGTCCGCGAGGCCGCCGCCCATGGCGTCACGCTGCGCAAGGCCGCCGAGGCCCACGGCGTCAGTTATCAGACGCTCTACGCCGCCAGCCGCCGGATCGGCGTGCGCGTGGCCCGCGCCTATCGTCCGAGGACCGTCAAAGGAAAGGTGCGGCTGTGAGCTACTACGAGAAACGCATTGCCGAGCTCGAGGCTCGCGTCGCCCAACTGGCCCGCGAGCAGCGCCTCAAGGCCATCCCGGTGGAGGCCCAACTGCTTGACCGCATTAAGGAGCTCAAAGCCGAGGTCGAACGACTCCGCAAGGCCGGGGATGCCTTGGCTAATGCTTTTGCTTCGTCACTTGCTGGAGAATACGGAAATGGTTCTGAAACTTTGAAAAACGAATTCTTGAATGACGAAACCAAAAGCGAGTTTGCCAATTGGAAGCAAGCCAAGGAGGGCAAGCCGAGCAAATGAGCAAGCCTACCCGCTTCGTCTTCGCCTCCGACTCCCACGGGGACATGGCCGACCCGCAGGCCCTCGACGCCCTCTGGGAGTTCTGCAAGGACTACAAGCCCGACGTCCGCGTGGCCGGTGGCGACCACTTCGACTTCCGCAGCTTGCGCCGTGGCGTCGGCTCCTCTGACGCGGAAAGCGGCGAGTCCCTCAAGGCCGACCTCGAGGCCGGAAAGGACTTCCTCCAGCGCTTCCGCCCCACCGTCTACCTCTGGGGCAATCACGAGCACCGCCTCGACAACCTCATCAATTCGTCCGGGTCGGCCATGGTCCGCGACTACTGCCAGGACATCAAGGACGACATCAACCGCACCGCCAAGCTGGCCGGCGCCAAGACCATCCTGCCCTACCACGCCGACCGCGGCGTCTACCGTCTCGGTCCGGTGGCCTTCATCCACGGCTACGCGCACGGCATCAACGCCACCCCGCAGCAGGGCCTGCACTACGCGGTCTCCGGCGGCGCGCTGATCCACGGCCACACGCACAACCTAGCCAGCGTCGCCCTAACCAAGCACGGGTCCGGCAACGCCTTCTCCGCCGGGTGCCTATGCCAGAAGGAAGCCATGGCCTACGCGTCGCATCGCCTAGCCTCGGCCCGCTGGGGATCCGGGTTCGTCGCCGGCTGGGTCGACGGCGCCAACTGGAAAGCCTGGCTGGTCCACAAGGTCGGCGACCAGTGGGTCTGGCAGACCGGCCTCCGCTTCTACACCCCGCGCAAATGAGCCAAGGCAAACGCTCCAAGGTCACCGACGCCACGCTCGCCGCGATCATCGCCGAGCTCCACAACCGCGCCGAGAAGCCGCCGCCCGGCTTCCATCCCCTCGAGGAATGGGAACGGCGCTGGAAGGTCAAACGCTCAGCCGTGAAGAAGTACCTCAACGAAGGCGTCAAGATGGGCATGCTCGAACGCATCACCCTGCGCCACTCCTACGCCGGCAAGTACGTCCGCCGCGCCCCCTACTACGGGCCCGTCCGCAACAAGTCTGGACACAAGCCCAAGCGCTGACCATACCCCACCCCTCAAGCCATGTCACAACCCGACGACCTTATCGAACGGGCGAGGAAGTACCTTGCCACCCTCCCGGACTCCATCGAAGGCCAGAACGGCCACGACGCCCTTTTCCGCGCCGCCACCGTGCTGGCCCACGGCTTCGCCTTCGACGAGTCCACCGCCCTCGACCTGCTCCGCGAGTACAACGCCGCCAAGTGCGCCCCGCAGTGGCCGGAGAAAGACCTCCAGCGCAAGATCGGCGAGGCCAACCGCCGCGCCCACGACAAGCCCCGCGGCTGGCTCCTGGGCGACAAGCCAGCCCAACCTATGACCCGCCAGGTCAAAGCGCCGCAGAAGGCCACCGAGCCCTCTAGGAAGGCCACGCTGGCAGACCTCCCTGCCCCGCCCGCCGAACCAGCCCGCGCCGACTTTCTCACCTTCACCGACTTCATCCTCGCCGCCTTCCGTCCCGACGAGCTCGTCCAGATCGAGACGCCCGCCGCGCTCTCGGACGATGGCAAAGGACGCCCCGCCGGCAAAGGCGTGATGAAGACCGCCAACGCCTGGAACAATCTCGTCGGCCTAGACCCCACCCTCGACGGCGGCCCCGCCGGCTCCTTCGTCCGCATCAACCCGGTCAGCGACGCCGACGGCAAGGACTCCAGCGTCAGCGCCTACCGACACGTCCTGCTCGAATGGGACACCGGCACGAAGGACGAGCAGCTGGCCCGCATCCGCCGATCCAACCTCCCCGTCACCGCCATCGTCGACTCGGGCGGCAAGTCCGTCCACGCTTGGGTGCGCGTCGATGCCAAGGACCGCGCCGAGTACGATGCCCGCGTCGCCGCCGTGTACGAGCTCTTCACCGACTGCCCGCCCGACAAACAAAACAAGAACCCGTCCCGCTTCACCCGCCTGCCTGGTGCCCACCGCGGCGACGCCAAGCAGGCCCTCATCGACATTAACCAAGGTCTGCCCACTTGGGACGCCTGGATCGCTTGGAAGGAACAGCAGGACAATGCCCTCGCCGCGCAGCAGGAAGGCACGGAAGTCTTCGACCTCGAGGCCATGGACGCTTTCGACCCAAAGGCCGACCCTACCGTCCTTGTCGGACGCGAGCGCCGTTGGCTATGCAAAGGGTACGCCATCCAGATCGTCGGTTTCGCCGGCACGGGCAAGAGCACTTTGTGCATGCAGATGTGCACGCACTGGGCCCTTGGACTGCACCTGTTCGGCCTGCAACCCGTCCGCCCGCTGCGCATCCTCCTGGTCAACGCCGAGAACGACTTCGGCGATATGGCCGAGATGTGGAACGGCTCGACCCGCGACTTCACCCTGGGCGAGAAGGCCCGGCTCAAGGAGCAGCTGACCATCGTGCGCAACACCAAGGCCCGCGGCGCCGCCTTCGTCGAAGCCCTCGAGAACCTCATCAACCGCCACAAGCCCGATGTCGTCGTCGTCGACCCCCTGCTGGCCTTCGTGGACTTCGAGATCGCCGACCAGGCGCTGACCTCCGCCTTCCTCCGCGGCATGATCCTGCCCCTCCTGCAGCGCACCGGCGTCGCCCTGGTCTACTACCACCACACCAACAAGCCCGTGGCCGGCCTCGACCTCGACAGCATGCCACCACAGCAGCTGGCCTACCTCGGGGCGGGGGCAGCAGAATGGTGCAATTTTGCAAGGGACAGTGGGTTCCTTTTTCGCGCCAAGGCCGAGGACGGGGAGGAGGCCGCCACCTTCCGCTTCGGCTTCTCCAAGCGCCAGTCCCGGACCGGGCTTCGGAACTCCGACGGCAAGTTCGTCCCGTACGTCAAGTTGAGCCATTCACCCCACCCGGGCACCCTACGGTGGGTCTACGCACTAGGTGACAGCCTAGCCTTCCAGCCGAAGGCCCATTCCAGCCCCGCCAAGGGGTCGCCAAGGCAGGATTATATCAAATGAGGGGTAGGACGGCTACCCCCACCCCACCCCCACCTTAAAACGACTTCCAGCCAATCCTGTGCAAA